TCCAAGGAGTAATTGTTCCTTCACTTGCATACTCAGTACCTGCTTCAATACCACCTTGCATAGTGCCAGAGATAAGACGTTGACCAACATCTGTAGAAGCAAGCTTAGCTACTTTACCTGCAGTGGGAGACAGAGCAGTAACAGCAGTCTTAGGAGACATACCTGCCATACCCACACCCAACTCGGTTACAAATGTGGCTCCAGGAAATGCTTTCTTTTCTTCTTGTCGTTTAGCAAAGTCTTCAGGAGCAAACAATTCATGCATCCAGTCTTGGACTTTTTTAGCAGCACCTGATGCAGCAAATGCTCCACCAAGACCACCAGCAAGTTGAATAGCTCCAGTAACAACAGGAGCAAAAGGAGCACCAGCAACAGTAGAGGCAACAGCTCCACCTGCTGCAAGTGCTACAGGAGTAACTGCAGCCATACCACCACCAAAGCCAGCTAAACCAGCACCAGTAGGAATAACAGCTTCAGTAGCAGTACGACCAATGTTTGTTGCAATCCTACTAACAGGCTCTTGATCTGGACTAGCTTTAGGATACACACCAAATGCAGCACCACCTTTACCCTCAATAAGTTGAGTAGTCGAGGGTCTAGGTCCTGTTTGTTTAGGTATCAGATCATCAAAAGAAATATCAGCTCCCGTAGAAGGAGCTGACTTATCTGTTTGTTTACTTGGGATCAAATCATCAAAAGAGATGTTGTCAGCCATACATTACTCCTTGAATGAAACACCAGCTTCTTTTAGTCTAGCCTTAACTTTTTCTGGATCAGCGCCATTTTTAATGGCTTCGTTAGCTTTAGTAATAGCAGCGTTGTTCTGCTCAGGAGTTAGTTTAGCAGTTGGTTTGTTACTAGTAGCACTAGGCTTAGCAGGAGTAGCAGTAGGTTCTGCTTTAGCAGCAGGTTTACTACCAGCTTCTGGTTTTGATTCTTTAGGTGCTGCAGGCTCAGGGAACAACTCTAATTGTTTCATCAAATTATCCACAACACCTTGTTTACCTGGAAAGTCAGGAGCAGTTGTAGCAAGATTAATTTGTTTTGTAATTTGTTCTCGTTGAAATTTATCACGAGCTTCAACAGCTTTTCTATAAGCTAAAGCAGCTTTTTCACTAGGCTCAGCACTGTTCCACAACAATCCTACTTTGCTTTTTTCTTGTGCAAGATCAGCAGCCTCAACATTTTCATTAAGTTTTTCTAAAGTCTTCTTACCAGACCTGTCGATGTTTTCAGAAGCTTTGTTATACAAGTTCCAGTCACGCATCTCACGATCAGTACCGCCAGTTAGCTTACGATTAAGCAAACCATCTTGTCTAATTCTTTCAACGTTTTCACGGGACCTAGCAAGTAACTCTGCTTTCTCAAGTTCAATTTGTTTAAGCTGGTTACTGAGTTGACCTTTAGCATTGAACATTAAGTTCTTAGCAGCTTCTTTCTTTTCAGTGCCAGTCATCTTGCTCCAGTTGTCTTCACCAATCTGACCAATAAGAGCTTTCCTATTTTCTTCTGGAAGACGACCAACAAACTCATCAATCTTGTCGTCAGGCAAAGCAGCAATAACGCCATAAGCGTTACCAATTACTTGTGCATTCTGATCCAATTGTTTTTGTTTAGTAGCAATTGCTTTGGCATCAAGTATCTCAGCAGCCTGTAAGTTAGAAGCTAACTTAGTAGGATCACCAGAAACTTTTGCTTCAGTCATAGCCCACAGACGAACTTTACCTGCATCATCAGCAGTTTTAAATTCTTCCGTGTCAGTCAATTCTCTTAACTTTTGTTTAGACTCTTGTGAAGCTTTAAACCCAGTGTCAGCAACAAGATTAGCAAGCCTAGTTTTTTCAACATCAAGTTGACCTTGTTCTAGTTTGATCTTATTTTCTTGTGTCTTTTGCTGCATCTGTTCTGCAGCAGCAGCAGTATTGGCCTCATCATACTGAGCACCATATATGTTTTGTTGTAAGGTACGAGCAGCATTACTACCCGCAGCCGCATCTGTCATTAAGAATGCCATGATTTATTCCTTACGTCCAATATCCTGAGTCAGCATATTCACCTACTGCATATGGATTACCAGCAGGATTAGCAGCAATATCAGCAGCAGCGTTGTAACCACTACCTTTAAATTGACCAGCCATCTGACCAAGAGCACCCATGCCTTGCATAAAGCCCTGTTGGTTAGCACCCATCTGAGCTAAGCCCATACCTGCAGCTTGAGCAGGATTGTTAACAGCACCAGAACCTTGAGCAAGACGATTAAGGTAGTCGGTCATAAAACCATAGTAACCTTTTTGACCAGTCTGCTGAAGAGCTAGAGCCTCATTACCAGAGTACAACATACCAGACTTAGCAGCACTACGTTGTTGTGCTTCCATAGCAGGATCAAGTACTCCAGTTTTATACTGAGAGAATCCAGGCATAGATTCAATATTAGTACTAGCTCCAGGTTGTAATGCGCCAGCATACATAGAGCCTAAGTTAGCCCTATATTGAGAGAATGGATCAGCCATCTGCTGTGCTTCAGCACCGCTAGGAGCAGATTCTCCACCAAGCATTTTAGTAACACCACCGCCAGTAAGTGCGTTAACACCAGTTGCGATACCTACTACTGTGCCTACAGTTGCTAAAGACATATCAAACCTCTTCTAATACGTTAACGGGTTCAGACGTTACTCTAAGATTTCTAGTCTGTAACTTGTGACTATCAGGAGTAATGTCTTCTTCTATCTTGCTAATTTCTGTTTCTGTAGTGTGGATTACAGAAGTCCAATAGGTATCTGCATGTGCATAACCTACCCTACGCATACCTGCCTTAGTAGCAAAAACATTGTATCCAGTAAGACGCTTCATTCCAGTATCAGTAGTAACTGTAATGTCGCCAAACATGATGTTAATGTGATCTTTACTATGAGTAGCTCCAACTAAAGACACACCAGCAGGTATGAAGATAGTTCTGGAATAAACACCGCCCGATACAGCATGGGTAGTCTTTAAATCTACTTGAGGCATTTGTCCAACAATAGCCTCATATTGGTCTATTTTATCTGCGGTAGGATTAACAAACAAGTCTACAAGCTCATCCATTTGGTTATCTCCTGTATCTTCCACCACCAACTGCCTGTTCTTGATCCATCTCACCAATTCTAAAATCTATTTCAGCACCATCAAGACGAAGAGGAACGTTACTAGTACACAAAAATTCCCAAGCTCTACGCCTATCAGCACCGCTTAGATAAACTTGAGCACGAGGAGCATTAAGGTTTACAGTTCTGTAACTAGACCATGTGTTGTAATCATCACCACTGTGACGTATCTGCATGGTTCCAGCTACTTTATCTCCAATAATCTCTAACCTACCAAAGAACTTACGCTTGGTACTTCCATTGTCAGAGATGTCTGTAACAGTACGGCAGTAGATAGGTTGACCAGCATCTTGGTATGTATTGACATCCAAGTAATACAAAGTGGCTGTATCGTCATCCAAGACATAAGGCACACCATTCAACTGGGTGTAGTAAGTAGGTCTAAAGTAAGATTCTTGATACGTACCTGGATTAGGTTGGTCATTACTCTGCATAGAGTATTGAGTCCATGTGTACCACATCCTCTCATTGAGGTCATAAACCAATGTTTGATGGGTGTTGTGTAGTGTAAGGATATACAGTGTATGTCCATTGATTGTGTAGCAATATGCAGACACATCACTTAAACCATCAGCTTCAATATGACGATCAATATTGGCAGTAGAAATACGTACAGGAGCTGTACCATCCATGATGTACACAGACCTACCATAGGTTTTGCTAGTGCCAATCCAGAGTACAGTGTTATTAGTAGCAACAATAGAGTCGCCAGTAGCACAACCAATTTCAGAGGTATAGCTCGCAGCTAAACCCAAAGGTGAGCCAGTGGGATTACCTACATCATAAAAGAACTGGGTACTTACAGCACCAAAAGCTACGAGGTAGTTGAGGTGTTTGCATATACCTACAAGAACGTCAGCAGTTTGCTCAAAGCTTAAAAAGTTAAGAGCATTCCAAGTAGTTGGATCACCAACGTCTGAGTTGTAGATTCTATTTTGACTAGTACCAATAAGCACGTAGTTGTTTAAAAACACAGCACCAGATACATATGGACCAGTAGGCACAAAGTTTAAGGTAGCTGTTAAAACGCCTCCAGCACCTTCATCTGTAAAAGTGATAGTGCCAGACACAGCTCCTGTTTTAGGAGTGTCTACAGTGATTTGAGTGCCAGCAATAGCTGTAACCTTAGAACCAGTAGCTATGCCTGTACCAATTACAGACATGCCTACGTAAATACCCGTAGCACTGCTTACAGTAAAGTCTACATAGCTACTGCCTATGTCAGTACCAGTAGGTGTTTGTGTAGCAGGTAGATTAATAGTAACAGTAGGTGCAGCAGATAGTCCTGAACCTTGGTTAGTGACAGTAACACTGAGAATAACCCCAGTACTTGGGTCTACTGATGCAGTAGCAGCACAACCACCACTAGAAAAAGATAGGGTAATCCCTTGGCTATAGTTAGCTCCACTGTCTGTAACAGTAACAGCATTAATTTTGTTGGTAACAACAGCTCCAAACACACCAGCTTTGCTATACAAATACATGTTCACTTTGTTGTGAAAGAACATATAAGCTTCTAGAAAAGTGTTTACAAAGTAACTTCTGCTAGTAGATGCGGATGTAGTGCCAATAGTACTGACTGTATATCCAGTAGGGTTTACGCTATATACAGTGTTACTAATAACTGCAATTACCCTGTTGTTAAAGGCTTGCAATCCTTGACTATCTAAGTAGGCAGGAGGTGTAACAGGTGTAATCTGCTTAGCAGCTACAAGACCTGGACGTTTAATAAATTCTCGTTTCTGATCTCTAGTCTCAAAGAAACAGTTAGATGAATACGAGTCTTTATTAAAAGTCCCATTACGAGACTCAATAGGTTGCGACAGTGGGATACGTTCTGTAGCCATACTTAACGTCCGTAAGAGTTGCTGCTTGAAGAACGATAGTCAGGCATAAAGAATGTGCTAGAAGCTTCAACATCCCAGTCAGTCATTTGAGATTTATAAGCACCAGCTCTTAAAGTAATCTCTTGTCTAGCGTTCATGGGTACACCATACTCCATAGACATTTGATCTGCAAGATTCCACACCAAACAATTCATCCACTCATTAGGGAAGTCTGGCACATCTAACGCACTGTTCAAATCATCTAATGGCATCTGAGCAATAAGGTGCAATTGAAGATTAGTTTGAGAGTAAAGGTTTGGTGTTAGATATACATACAACACACCATTCAACTTACGTGGATCGTAAAACAGGGTGTTAGCTACACCAGTAGAAGACTTAGAACCTAGGATGTTGTACTCTTGTTTAGAGATCATCATCACAGGTACGTCAATAGGTGGGCTGTTCTGAAGGTTACGATAGAACCCTTGGATAACCTTTAGAGGTTTATCAGTGATAGCTACAGTAGGATTCAAAGAGTCATACATCAAAGTAGATGTAGAGCCACCAAGAACATATGAAGTCTGGTTAGCAGTAATAGGAATAATAAGTTCAGAGATTTTCCACAGCTTAAGTCCATCTGTACTCATCATTTTAATGAGCAAGTTTAGAGACATAGATGCGTTAGCAATTGTGTCTGGGTCAGGGGTAGCACCAATCTCAAGAACACCTAGCTTACGCAAAGCTAAAGTAATAATCTGATCTCGTGTAACTGTGTATGTACTGCTCATGTATGTTCCTTGTTTTAATTACACCAAGATTTGGCTGTTATCTTCTTGTAGTAGTGAGTACCCTGACTCTTGCAAAAGATAGTTGGTTACAGGCTGAACGTAAGAACCAAGACCTGTAAAGTCATTTAAACCTGGACCTAGTTTACCTGCTATAGCGCAACCTGCAATAGCTGTAGGAGGCATGGCTATAGAGCCTTCCATAGTACATACAGGTCGATACCCATAGTCTATGTCTGCTCTAGCACAGTCTGCTACTCCATAATCAGCAATAGCTTGAGAAGTAACAGGAGTACAAGAAAATAAAAACACATCTCCTTGTTCAGGTCTAGTCCAAGGAGGTGCTTGTTTATCTGCTACACCACGTACAAAGTCTTGAGGCTGTCGAGGTTCCCAGTCGCCTGAACAGACCATAACTCCGTCCCAACGTTTTTGTAGATCGCTTTCTTTAAATAAACGACCACAAACGTCACAGATGACTTTCCATCCACCATTGTCCCACCTAGGCTTGTACGACATAGTACTTAGCTCAGGTTACGCAACTTATAGATAGTAGACAAATACAGCGCAACAATCTCATCAATGATGTTTTGAATTGCACTGAGATCACAAGTCTTACGAAACTTCTCAATCTCTAAAACGTGTTGACCTAAGATGTCTTCAATCTTACCTTTACCACTGTGATTAAGTACAGGTATATTTTGCATTACCTCATCGTAACCTTGGTAGGCTTCAGCAAGTTTGTCAGCCAAATCAACTACTTCGTCATAGAAAGTATTTAAAGCTACGTGTTGAGCGTAGCTCTTAGTACGTAGGTGTTCTAGATGTGCAAGAGTACGATCTAGAAATAACAAAGCAATAATTTGTTCCATGTCTTATCCTATAAATTCAACAACAGCAGTAACAGGAACAGCTTCACTAAACGTAATAGATGTTGCTGACGTTTCAGTGTAGCTTGAATTAAGTATTTGTCTTACACCATTGATGTACACATCAAGAGTATTCTCCCCTACAGAGTATGTAAAGGGAGTTGTAAACACAGTTTGACCTGCTGTAGCTGTGACTGTGCCTCGCAGTATGCCTTGGTAAACAAAGTCATTTACATCGTTAAGCCAAGCAGAAACAATGGGTGTTGAGTTATCAATAAAATATGTACTTGCCATAGTGTGTTCCTAGTAACAATTACTTGTCTTGTTTATTGTCTAACTTATCAAAGATTTTGCCAAGCATATTCTTAATTTCATTAAGATCATCTCGGTAGTCATCTTTAGCTACATAAGACTTAGGTAGGTCTTCCCGCAGCTTAGACAAATCAGCTTTAAGTTCTTTGACAGCAGACCACAACTCCCTAGCAAACCATCCTAAGACGCTAAAACCTAGTCCAAGAGCTGTGTTGATAAGGTGTTGAGATTCCATAGTCTATTACTCAGGCAATGCAACTCTAGCAACTGCTTCTTGAGCAGCAACATACGCAGCAACTACTTCAGCAGTGTGGATAGCTGCGGCAATTGCTTTTACTTTGGCATCTTCAGCGCTTACATCAGCACCAGGCACGACAACGTGGCGGTGAAACTTACTGCTGATTTCAACGCCATTTTCTTTGACTGCGGTTTTAGTGCGAACTTGCACTGAGCCGTTTTCAATAACTTCAATCAGATCGACAGAGATAACTTTTTCAAGAGCCATGATATTTCCTTTTAACAGTCAGTTGCGCCAGCAAACTCTTCTAGCGTTTTAAGATATTTGTAAACTTGTTCCCATGCATTTTTAGCTTGTGCAGAAAAGTCAAAATCAAGGGTGTAATGCCACACTTTAATTTGATTAGCGCATGTTTCATCTGTGTAAAACATGACAGTTGCACGACTTGCCTTTGGTGGCGTTGGTTGAATTTCACTAATAGGAATTGGCTTGTTCATTTCAATTTGATGCACCTTGATGTAAGCATTATTAAAAGAAATGCTTTGACCAAGATGTTGAATTGTGACGTTAGATTTAATTGCCATGATAGTTTCCTTAAAAACTAGTGAATGTTGTTTTGAAAGGTATAGTCGAACCTTGTTCACGCCAACAAGTAATATTAGCGCCAGTGGCGTTTTCTACAAGAATACGATAATTGGTTTTTGGAACACGCCCAGTTAGCGTATAAATTCTCCAATTAACTGCGCCTACAGTGCCGTATGTTTTGACAGAAGGCGTAAAATTTGCCACTACTCGATTATTAATTACGTCATACAAATATACGTTAATCAAGTCGTAATCAGTTGTTCCATTTATACCAATTGACAATTGACTAACTACATCACAATCAAAATTTGTGTTTGGTGATTTGACTGCGGCAATGTTTTGAAACGTGTAAGTGCCTGAATTCCAAAACGATTGGTATGTGTAGTTAATATTGTTAGTCATTGAGTTAAACACAAGAGTGTTAAATGGCACTATTTGAGTGCCAGTACTAATTGTTGTGTTTACTGTAAGTTCAACATCTACATATGCTCCATTAATGTTTGGAGAGCTTGTACCAGATGTTAAGGTTGCATATTGCGTATCAATCCAATGCGTCTTGCTTGGCTCACTGTTGTAGTTATTGGTAAATGTTGGCAACGTGAGAAAACGGCATGATTGAAAATATGTATCAATGCTACCTTGAAAATAAAAATAATCTAATGATCCAAACGTGCAATTAGCAAATGACATGCCGTTGCTTCGATAGCACCAAATGCTGCCAAAATAAATTTCGCAGTCAGCAAATCTAAAATCTTCTGTAAAAGGATTTTCAAACTTGACAGCGTATTGACCTGAGTGATTGATCAAACATGAACTAACAGTACCATGTGCATCGTTATCACCTCGACCAACCAAAAATCCAATTGTGCAATCGCTAACAGAGCAACCTACTACCACAGTGTTGCCGCCAATAATGCGGATACCTTGAGTGCATCGGTCAATGTTGCAACTTGAAATTGTCGTGTATTCACCTCGTTCAGCAACATCTATTCCGTAATTGCAACGTGAGAAAATGCTATTTGTTAAAATGTTACCTTCGTGATTTCTAACAACACGGGCGACATAGTAGCCAGCACCACCAAGATTTAAGAATTCGCAACTTGATACACGGGTACTCCAAACAGTAGCAAATGTTGGAGAGCCATCTATAAAAATACCACGTTGAGATGATCCAGTACTGTTGCCCTCAAATCGTAAGCCAATAACAGTGCAATAAGATGCCATCACAATCATTGGAATGTTGCTAGTTGTTTTGAGTGTTGCATTTTCACCAAACAAGCATTGACCAGCAGAAGGTGACAAAGAACCAGAAATTAAAAATATATTTCCATAGCCACCAAAATATATGCTTTTTCCAGTAGCAATTGCAAGTTGAATTGCTGTTGTACTGTCTGAAACACCAGTTGGGTCTGCGCCATAATCCAATACATTGACAGATGCGCCGTCAATCATTGAATAAGAAACTTTAGTTAAAGACATAATTTTCCTTGTGTTACTGTATAGGTGTTGATAAGCACAGCCATACTCAATTGTTAAACATTGAATTGAAACGACAAAAAAATCTGGGCGGTTGTGCTGTTGTTGTTAGAAGCATACAACCAAAATTCTGTGCCAAAAACAACCACTGTCCCTGCAATTTGACTTGAAATTGATGTAGAACCCCAACTGCCTGCGCCATTAACAGCAGACGTAAAAGCCATTCCAGTAAATTGAATATACCCGTTGGTGTTAATACCCATACCCGTGCCAGCAATTGTTGCATTTACAAAAACTTGACGGCCAATTTTTGTGTATGTACATGCGGCAGTGCCAAAACTTCCCGAAACATTGGAAAATGTGCCGTAACTACATGTAAAAGTACCTTCTTCATAGTCAGCCAACAACTCACTTGTGCCTGTTCCTGGTGTGGCAGAAAAGTCAATGCCTTTGCCAGATGTGCCAATAACTAAATTGCCTTCATTAATTTTTACGTTACTACTAGCGTCAATACGAAGTCGATCTGCAAACGTATTGCTAATACGAGTACTAATTGCAAATTCAGTTGTTCCCGAACCAGCATCAATTGTCGCTATAGTAGCTAGTGACCCATTGCCAACACCATCAACTCCAATTTCAACACCACAATATGCGCCCGATGTTGTGGAACTGTTATAAATTTGTTGCCAAAGATAACCTCGTGCTCCGCTAGTGTAAACTGTGTTATCTGTTTTATAAAGCGAAAAACGAGTAGCTGCGTTTGCAGCAACACCTAACCCAAGGTTGTTACCATCAAACGCAAATGTTGATGTAGTTGCTAATGCGCTAGTGCTTGACGCATACAAAACGCCATTTGATGTAAAGGATGTAAGTGCTGTACCACCACTAGAAGTAGGGAGTGGACTAGTTGTAAGTGCAAGAGATGCTGCACTAATTGCACGACCAGCAGTTAAGTTAGCAACGCTAACTTGTTCTGTTATTCCTAATTGAACAACAGGTAAAGTTTCTGTGCCAGCTAAAGGTGTACTAGCTGCAGGTAATGCGGAAATTCTAGTGTTTGCCATACATTACTTTCCTTAACAATCTATAGCACCTGAAAATTCAGGTAGTGTTTTTAAGTATGCATAGACTTGAGCAATAAAGTTAGCCGATCCATTTTCAACAGAAACAGGAATTTGATAGCTTTTGTTAAATTGTTGTGTGTCACCTTTAAAATTAACATTGGCAAACAAAGAACTTTTGTTTCCTTCAATTGACATCACTTTAATGTATGCCAAAAAAGAAATGTTTTGTATGCCATTATCAATAAGAGCGATGTCAGTTTGAACTGTAACTTTGCCACTGGTTTCAATTACTTTGCGGAGAGCCATGATTTAAACCTCTTTTGTTAAACGAAATAGAAAACACCAAACACTGTTTTGGTTGATCCTAAATTGTTGATAATGTTTACTGTAGTTCCACCAGCGTTATAAACACATAAACTACCCGCAGAATTTGTAGCTGCCGTGTTTGTTGTACCGCTAATTTTTGTCACTACGCCAGCGGCTGTCACGTTAAAGAACATGGTTTCGCCATCAGTTGATATAGTGCCAAACCCTGCAACTCCATTACTCAATGCAATAGTTCCTGCATTTGCAACACTTTGTTGAATTGCTTTTTGTTCTAAGATAGTATTTGTTGTAGTTACATACTGCACTGGTGCAACAACTCTACTAGCTTGTCTATCTGTAATAATATAACTATAGCCACCAGTTTGCACAGTAGGGCCAAGTTGACTAAATTCACAGCTTTCACTTGTTTTTATATTAAACTCAAGATCGGTGCTTGTATTTGCAGTACCAAATGTGCGAATGTTAAAAACCAAATCAATGTTTTGGCCTGATACATCACCACCGACAAGTGATGTAAAAGTTGCCGAAGTGTAGTCGCTATGCACCGCATCAGATGTAACCATTGTAATGGTTGTGCTACCGCCTTGATTCCACGCAAAGAATGTAGCTTGACCTGAAGAATAATAGCCAGCAGTGGTATTTCTACTAGCCCAATTTACTGTAAAAATTGCGCCTCGATTATTTAATACACGCACACGACCAAATTTATAGCGTGTGTTTTCTGTAAGACTAGCAGTGCTGACACTTGCCTCAGTAAAAATTCGACCATTTACAATTAAATTGCCATTAGCAAGATTGGTTGGGTTAGCACCACCATAGTTCCACAATTGACCGCTAATGTAGTTGTAGTTTGAACCCGCTGCAATGTAGTAAGGTACTGCATATGCGCCTGGTTCACCCGACACGTTAACAATCTGATTGCCGTTTGTGCTGTTTTCAAACCAAAACGAATATGTTGAATCCGTTACGTTACCAGCAGAACCAGTAAAAAATGTGTCTTTTACTGTATTTTCGATTGATCGGAATTTATAGCCTTTCCAATAATTGTCCATGTTTGCAACAGATACATTATTGGCGTTAGCACCCAGTCCTGAATTAGCATTAACAGCGTCAAAAATAACGCAGATGTTGTAGTCAGCAATTCTAAAGCCAACAATTTGATTGTAATAAACAACCCTGCTAGAGACTTCTTTACCTAAATAAATTCCATAGCCAGTATAAACATCAGGCGCTGACCCACGGCCTTGTGTGTTAGCAATTACACCAAATTCTAAATAATTGTAAACACAGTTTGCTGATGCAGTAGCTTCAAACTTAACACCAGTTCCACTGCTATTTGTACACCTAATTGAAACACCGCCAGTTACACGGCAATATGACGCACCATTAAATTTAATGGCAGCGTCTGCTCCTGTGTATTGCAATAATGCACCACTTGCAAAATCAAGATTTGTTGAATTAACTGTAATGTTAATTGGACTATTAATTAAATATGTTCCAGTTGGAAAATACAGCACATTTGAAATAGCTTGGGCTAATGCAGTTGCAATAGCAGCACTACAATCTGTTGCGCCAGTGTTATCAACACCATAGTCTAAAACACTAACATATTGACGTAATTTAGCTTGAGCTGTAGTTGCTACAGCACCAGTACCTGCAGGGTTGTAAACTATGTTTGACGCATTTAATTGAACAGGAAAGTTGCTGTTATACACAGCTTCATTAACATCATTAAGCCAAGGAGACTCAATGACCGTCCCGCTAGTGAATACAGTTGAGGTCATATCGAGACTCCTATTAGACGCACATGATTACTTGTACAGTAGCACCAGTGCCAGAAATAGCAGTTACGTTAGCACGAATATATCTCCACACACTTACAGATGTGCTACCACTAGTAGCAGTTGTAGTGCCAGACAATGTGTATGTATCTACAGTTACCCAATTAGATTTAGTGCCATTGAATGTGTCTGTTTCATTAGAGCCTTGAATGACAACAGTAGCACCAACAGAACCTGTACCAGTAACAATAGCTTGAAATGTACTGTACGGACTTTCTTTGTAAATAGGTGAAGAGGCAACTGCAGTTGTAGTTGACAACACCCCACTAAAAGCCATGTAGCGAGGTTGATCGCCACTCTTAATAAATACGTTGCTCATATTAAACTCCTATGTTATTTACGTTTAACACCTAGTTATCTTTGTAACAACCACACCTGTCACTGTTGTGACAGATGCGGTGTTTACGTCAGCTTATTAGCGTGTAACTTCTTGAGCTGCCAATACAAAGTCAGTAGTCAAAGTGTCAGTTGCTGTAGGAGTAATTTGGAACACAGGAGACAACAAAGCGTTAGTCAAGTTAGTACCAGTAGAACCGATAGTAACGTTAGACACACGAGCATCTAGACCCATGTTCTGTGGAGTAGTGCCTGAGTAAACAAGCAGGTCCGTACCATCGTAGTAGAAACCAACTTCAACATAAGTGTCAGCCACTGCAGTTGCAACACCAGTTACCAATGTAGTAGCAGTGCTGTTAACAGTAGACACCAAGTTAATAGAAGTAGATGCAGCAGCTTTAGCAAACCACAAACCTTCAGTAGCACTAGCACCATTACGCAAACCAGCGTAGAAAGCTACGTTACCAGCTACAGCAGAAGCTTTAAAACGGCACACATACCAAGAACGATTACCAGCTACAAACTGATAAAAAGTTGCAGGCTTATATGCAGCACTAGCTGTGGTAGTACCACCTGGAGTAAGAACAGCAACACCACCTGCACCATTGCCAAGAGCAAAAGTAGAAGATGTACCTGATACTGTAAAGTCAGTACCAATCAATGTGTTGAAGTCGTTAGCGTAACTAGAGCTACCCAAGTACTGGCTGCTTGCCGTATGGAAAGGATCAGGGAAGGGGTAAGAATACAGAGGCTCGTTAGAGAAAGCAGTAGATAAGCCGTTATAGAGTCGTGTTGGATTTGACATGATAGTTCCTTTGACGTTGTTTAAAACAACGCTCATTTAAGAGCGTCATTGGACACAAGAATTGTACTTTACATTTTCTTTTTAGGGGCAGTCTTTTTTGCAGCCATCTTCTTCATAGGAGACATTTTCTTTTCTCCCATCTTGGCTTGGACTGTAACATCAGGGCGTTTGCCCTTTTCTTTTTGACGTTCGAAGCTCATTTTAAATTCCTTTGATTAAAAAAAGAACCCCCTCCTTTTGGGAGAGGGTTTGTTACTAAGAACAATTATGGACCATTAGAACCATAAACAGCACGGGGATCAGACCAACCGAAACTATAACGCTCGTAGCCTTTGGCTTTAACGTTCATAGTGTCGAAGTCATTGTCCTGATCGAACGTGACAGCATGACGCTCATAGTACTTCATACCAGTACCACCAGGGATGGTGTTACGAATAAACCAAGCGTGTGGGCTTGTGAAGTAGTGGTTCACTTTAAAGCCACCAGGCAAGTAGTTACCAGTAGCAATGACGTTGATGTCATTGTTGGCATTACCTGTTTGGTACTTAGAGTGAAGGATACGCTGAGCATTGAACACTTCTTGACGAGCAATGTGCAAGCTGTTAGGTTGAATAGCAACCAACAGATCACGGTCATTACGCAGACCCATGATTGCAATCACTGCATCTTCCAAAGCGGCTTCTGACAAGTCAACATCAACTGTAGGCTTGTTAGACCATGTACCACCAGCAGTATTGGGGTGGTTAGTAGCGCACAAAGCGACACCATCACCACCTTTATACGTACTGTTGAAAGCACGGTTATACACGTTAGCAGCAATGTTTTCTTTCGTTTGACGGAAAGACATAGCCAAAGCAGCAGCACGCTTCTTAGAGATTTGCTCATACAAGTTGTCATCCAACTCTTCTTTAGTCACGATGTAACCCATTGCGTAAGCAACGTGTGTATAACGTGTAGTAAAGCCTTGGATTTCAGAGTCGTATGCAGTTCCCTGACCTTCAGACTTCACAGGAACCAAACCGAAACCAGACAGTTGAACGTCTTCTTCGTAGTTCTGAGTGGAAGTATCTTTGTCAAAGAGATCAATATACTCTTCTGGATGCTCATTGTAGACTTGTCCCCACCAAGCTTTAACGCCAGGCCACAGAGCCTTGGGGTGGGATGCGGTAGTAATTACACCAGCCATGATTTATTTCTCCTTAATTAAACTGCAAGGTAGTTAACGACTGAGCCAGAGGCAGAGGCGATAGTACCGTACTCGTGGTAGTTAAATTTGCACAACACACGAACATAAGGACTAGCAGCAGTAGTCACTTCATTGTCGATACGTTGAACAGCACCAAGCAAACGAATTGGCAAAGTAGCCGTAACTGCTGGACTGGACAAAACCATGTCAGAGAACGGTGAACTTGTAGACAAAGAAGTTTGGTTAGCGGCAGAGATGGTCACGGCAGAGTTCATAGACAACTGAGCTGCGGTTGCACCTGTAGAGTTAAACTGGGCTTCAAACAGGACAAAAGGATCATCCACAACATACACATAACGCACTGCAGTACGAGTACCAGCAGTAATGTAAGTTTGTGTCAGGTCCAAAGTAGTACCAACCAAGCTCACGCTAGGATCAGCAACACGAATGCCCACGATAATGCCCAAAGGCAAAGCAGAAGTAGTGGTTGCACCGCCCCACTTCTGAATGTAACGGATACCAGTGGAATCCGAACCAGAAGCAGACATGACGCAATCACCGATTGCATAGCTATTGGTAGTGTCAGAGGTAGGGATAGCGTATACACGACCCTGCTCATTCCACTTGCCACCTAGCAAGTTACCAACAGGACTAAATCCGTTGGGTTTGTTTACGTTAGCCATTTAAGACTCCTTATAAAACATTAGTTAAGTTTGATTCCATCACGAGGAGTATAGAAAGATGAATTATCTCCAGTTATCTTACCCTTGCGAATAGAAGCATCAATGCGATTGTTTTTAGCCTGAAGTTCAGCTTGATCTTCCTCATACCATTCTTGCCGAATCTTCATTAAATATCCGTATTGCTCCGTGCCTTCTGCACGAGGATTTACAAGATACCTAATTCTTTCTCCAAGATCACCATTACGGCTGACCACATTCTCACTCACGCCTCCCACTTCATCAGGTTTTACAAATTCATAGCCACTATCCATAGCCTCTTGAATTCGTCCTCCAGCATCTGTAAAGACATGGAGATGATAACCTTCTATCTGTGTTCGAACACTTATCTTAGCTTCTGTCCCATTAAAGACATTCCTACGTTTTCGAGTTGTACCATCTTCTGCAGGTCTAGAAGCAACGGCTGCTGCTTGTTTTTCTGCTACTTTCTCTAGAAGACGATCACGTTTTTCAAACTCATTTAGTGCGCGGGGCATATCAATTTCCTTTAATATAAGTTAAAAATCAGTTCCAGTCAAAGTCTGCAACATATTGTTCACGGGTCATAAGCTTTTGCTTAACAAACCGATCACATGCAGCTTTAGCTTCAGAGGGTAAATTTTCATAAGATTGGGCATTGCCGCTACTGCGTCCTTGCCTACCTGATCCAGATTCAACCCGACTACGTAAACTTTGTTTTTTACCAAATTTATTTGGAAACTCTTCTGCTAACACTTCATCAAGCTTATCTAAGAATGGTTGTCCCTTAAGCATAGGAAACTCTACTCGAAGGCTTTCACCAATACCATTAACTACAGCAGTCATTCGTTTATCTTCACCAAACCAAGTGTTGCGATCTAACCACGCTTGTAAGCCTGGGTCAATCTCAGCTTGTGTTGGCTCAGGTGTTTTAACAACATCTGCGTCTTTAACAGCTTGTTTAGCTTCTTTGTATTCTTCTTTTGCAAGGTCTAATGCATCATCTAAAGCATTGACTTTCTGACCATCCCCATCGCTAATAGCTTGAGCACGGCTTTCTTTAATCTCTTGAATACGCATTTCGTATTCATTAACTTTACGTTCATAAGTTTCACGTTGAAACTGTTTGAACTCTTCTGCTGCTAATCGAAACTCTTTGAGTTGCTCTTTTGTAGCATTAAGGTCTTTAATAAGATTCTCGTTATTCTTACGCAGAATAGGAAGAATCTCTCGACCACGTTTTACAAAAACATCAGCATCTACCCAATCAGCTTCGTTACCACGAAACCTTTCTTTAGGAACCCAACCTTGAGATTCAGCCTCATGTTGAATTTCTAAAGCAACTTCGTTACTAGTAACATCGTTGTTTTCTTCGCTCATATCTTACTCCTAATTTATTTCTTTGCCAAATAAGGATCAACAAGATC